ACAACCAAGGAACAGAAGAAACCCGAGTCCGTCATATGGATTATGGGGTTGTGCTTAGTGCTTTCTTCTGGAGAAGATTTAAAAACAAAGAAGACATAACATTCTTTGACCCTAACGAAGTGCCTGACTTATATGAAGCATTTTACAGCAACACAGAAAAGTTTGAAGAGCTGTATGTCAAGTATGAAAAACAAAAAGGTCTCCGTAAGAAAACAATGAGCGCCGAGGAAGTGTTCAAGAGTGGCATACTAAAAGAGCGCACTGACACAGGTCGTATCTATCTAGTGTTCATTGACAATGTAATGAAACAAGGACCATTCGATCCTGAATATCATACCATTTATCAGAGTAACCTTTGCTGTGAAATTCTATTACCTACTAAATCTTTTAAACGTCTCGATGATGATACTGGTCGTATTGCTTTATGCACGTTGGGTAGTATTAACTGGGGAGCTTTCCGGAATCCAGAAGATATGCGTAGGGCTTGCCGTATACTTCAGCGTTCTTTGTGTAATATCCTTGATTATCAAGACTTCCTAAGCATACAAAGCAAACTGAGTAACGACGAAATTCAGCCATTAGGCATCGGTGTTACTAACCTAGCATACTGGCATGCCAAGCGTGGATTACGTTACGGCGAAAAAGATGCACTGCAAGATGTTAAGACATGGATGGAGCATCAGGCTTACTATCTAACCGAAGCTACTGTTGAGTTAGCTAAAGAACGTGGACCATGCTTGCACAGCAACCGCACCCGTTACGGGCAAGGTCAGTTTCCCTGGGAACTACGTGCTAACGGCGTTAACGAATTAGCCAACTTTGAACCTGAACTTGATTGGGAATCGTTAAGAACTAATATGAAACAGTATGGTGTTCGTAATGCAACCTTAATGGCTATTGCTCCTGTAGAATCTAGCAGTGTGGTTATCAACAGCACCAATGGCATCGAGATGCCAATGAGCTTGATCAGTGTTAAGGAAAGCAAAGCAGGATCATTTACACAAGTGGTTCCTGAATACCATAGATTAAAAAACAAATATCAAATGATGTGGGAACAAAAAGACTGCGACGGATACATTAAAACTGCGGCAGTGTTAGCTGCCTATGTTGACCAAAGCATTTCAACAAACACATTCTACAATCCAGCACACTTTGCTGATCGTAAGGTGCCCACTACGCTGATTGCTAAAAATTTAATGATGGCACATTACTGGGGATTGAAAACCTTTTACTATAGCTTGATTAATAAAGCAGGCAGTAAGCAGATTGCAGAAGCAACACCCGAAGTCCATTACAATGGATTCCACAATGAACGAGAATTAATTGAAGATGACGACTGTGAGGCATGCAAATTATGAGCAAACAACAATACAACTTAAACACAAAGACAGACTATCTTAATCGTAAGATGTTCCTGGATCCAGCAGGCCCAGTTACCATTCAACGATTTGAAGAAGTAAAATACAAAAAGATTGCAGACTTTGAAGCTACAGCACGAGGCTTCTTTTGGCAACCAGAAGAGATTAGTCTTACCAAAGACTCAAATGATTTTAAAGATGCTAGTGAAGCTATCAAACATATTTTCACTAGCAACCTATTACGCCAAACAGCATTGGATAGTTTACAGGGGCGCGGCCCGAGTCAGATCTTTATGCCAGTGATCAGTTTGCCTGAACTAGAAGCCTTGGTCTACAACTGGACATTCTTTGAAACTAACATCCACTCAAAGAGCTACAGCCATATCATCCGCAACATCTACAACGTGCCCAAGGATGTATTCAACACAATTCACGACACTAAAGAAATTGTAGATATGGCGTCAAGTGTTGGCAACTACTACGAAGCATTGCATCAGATTAATTGTCGTAAGCAACTTGGTGAAGCAGTAACAGAGAAAGAACACATCCGAGCAATCTACATGGCACTACATGCTAGCTATGCATTAGAAGCCTTCCGTTTCATGGTTAGCTTTGCCACTAGTTTGGCCATGGTTGAGAATAAAATCTTCATTGGCAATGGCAACATTATCAGCTTGATTCTACAAGACGAATTGCTACACAAAGGTTGGACAGCTTATTTGATTAATCAAGTGGTCAAAGAAGATCCACGCTTTGCAGAAGCTCGAGACGAGTGTCAAGCAGAAGTCTACGCACTTTACATGGACGTTATCCGTGAAGAAAAAGATTGGGCCACTTACTTGTTTAAGATGGGTCCGGTCATTGGACTCAACGCAAACATTCTACGCGACTTTGTGGACTACACCGCAGTTGATGCTCTTAAACAAATTGGCATCAAGTATCAAGCAAGTGCGCCAAAGTCAACGCCTATTCCTTGGTTCAATAAACATGTTGATACCAGCAAGAAACAAACTGCACTACAAGAGAACGAATCGACTAATTATGTTATAGGAGTTATGGGAGAAGGTATTGATTATGATGCGCTCCCTGTGCTATAATAAGGAACTAACATGGCAAAATTACATGAAGAAGTAGTTGTGCTTAAATTAAGCAAACTAGTAAAAGAAAAAGACGGAACAACAGTAACACTAGCAGATGACGAATTCTGTAGTGCTGTTGAACAAGTGGCCCAAGAGTTATTGGGATCAAGTATTATTGTAGAGGTAGAAAAAGCATGATGAAAGTAGTAGTTTGGAGCAAATATCATTGCCCATACTGTGACCAGGCAAAAGCATTGTTGTCACAAAAAGGTTATAATTTTGAAGAACGTAAAATTGGCGATGGCTATACTAAAGAAGAGTTATTAGAATCAATTCCGGCTGCAAGGACAGTGCCACAGATTGTTATCAATGGTGATGTCATTGGCGGCTTTGCTGATTTAAAAAGATACTTTGAACAAGAACACAAAATTGGATTCACTGACGGAGAATTTTAATGTTATTACAAAAATCTAAATTCGAACAAGGTGATATTGTCAGTCTTAAACTTATCACCGGAGAAGAGTTATTAGGCAAGTATGTCAGCGAAGACATGATGGAAATCACATTGTCTAAACCTTTGATGCTGGCCATGACTAAAAATGGTCCTGCGATGACTCCGGCAATGATGACTGTAGATCCAGAAAAAGACTTTGCCATTGCAAAGAGTGCTGTCATACTTAAAGCACCAACTATTAAAGAAATTGCAGACCAGTATACATACCAGACCACTGGCATTCAGGTAGCATTGTAACACTATGCCAGCAGTAGCTCAAAAAGATAGCGTAAGCACTGTGACAGCCACTGACGGCGCTCAGGGTAGTCTGTGTGCTACTAGGCCTAATCGATATAACTGGAATACTGGCACTACTCAAACTAGTGACGAAGGCAGTAACGATGTGTTTGTTGAAAATATAGGCATAGTAAGAGAAGATGATGCTATGATCAGTCATGCTGACGGCAGTCCATGCACAGTTAGTGCTATTAATCATGCTCCTAAATTAAGCACTTACAGTTCTAATGTATTTGTTAATGGTAAACGAATTGGCAGGATCGGCGACAAATACAATTCTGATGGTTCGTTCGATCATACTATTGCATCTGGTGCTGCCACAGTGTTTGCCAACTCATAATGAACAGTTTAGAGAAAGTTTGGGCAAGAGCCACTGGTCATTTAATGGGCCAAACGGATGAAGATCGTCCAGATATACCTATACTTACTTTAAGAGAAGCACGTATAGCGTTGTTTTTAAAGACCTTCTGGGTCATCATACATGTGATAACGTGTTGTTTCATTATTGCGAACACATTACGTCACTGGTAATAACTAATATAACAAAAGGAGACCATAACATGGCAACAAACAAATATTCAGAATTCACAAAAATCGTAGAAGCAATGGAGTCAGACTTCGAAAAGTTCTATGACAAGGAAGTTGGCGCTGCCGGCACCCGTGTTCGTAAGGCCTGCCAAGACTTGGCCAAGTTGTGCAAAGAAACTCGTAACGATGTTACTGCAGTTAAGAACGCACGTAAAGAAGTAAAATAATACCATAAATACTGTATGGCATACAGCGACAAGGTCATCGACCATTACGAAAACCCACGCAACGTTGGATCATTTGAAAAAGACGATCCAACTGTGGGAACTGGTATGGTCGGTGCCCCTGCTTGCGGCGATGTAATGAAACTTCAAATTAAGGTTGATAATGATACAGGTATTATTACAGATGCAAAATTTAAAACGTATGGCTGCGGATCGGCTATCGCGAGTTCAAGCCTCATTACAGAATGGGTCAAAGGAAAAACCCTTGACCAAGCCGGAGCAATTAAAAACTCCGAAATCGCCGAAGAACTAGCCCTACCGCCAGTTAAAATACACTGTAGTATTCTAGCAGAGGATGCTATCAAGGCAGCAGTAGATGATTACCGTAACCGACACAGCAGCTAAAAAAATTAAGCAATTGCTTAAAAGTCGAGGACGAGGCGTTGGTATACGGTTAGGTGTCAAAACTACTGGTTGTAGTGGACTTGCTTACACTTTAGAATATGTTGATACATATGAATCCGAATTAGGTATTACAAATTATGCCCAACCGGATTTTATAGTATTAGTAGATGCCAAAGCAGATGCATACTTAAAAGGTATGACTGTGGATTGGGTTCGCAATGGACTCAATGAAGGTTTCGAATTTAAAAATCCAAATGAACGTGACCGCTGTGGTTGCGGTGAAAGTTTTAGAGTATGACAAAATATTGGGATAGGTCCTCAACTAAAGAATGGATTGCACAATTAGAAAATCGTTTAGAGGACTTAGACTATTATCTAAATCGAACCATTGAATGGGCCGAAAGTAATGACATTGTAGAACAAGAAAAAATCTTTAGTTTGGGATTTGTTACAGTGTTGTGGGTATGCCACATGCGTTCCGAAGACGTGTCTAGACGAGAAGTTTATGAACTACTGGGTGTAGACGATTGGCAAGAAGCAGACGAGTGTGTCATGGAGTTAGGCGGTCAGCTCAGCAATATGGACTACGAAGACATGCTTAATTTGGTTGCAAGAACCTTGTCAAAATAGTAGACAACAATTCATATTGATACTATAATATGAATTGTGTGTAACTTTTGATAACATATATGTCAATGCATTTAGAAGGTCCGTGGTTGTCGACTACTGGAAAGAAAAAAGGCAAACAAAAGTTTGCGTCTGCAGAGCAGGCTAAAAAAGCTCGTGAACTAGACGAGTCTTGGAAAGCTATGCAAAAACGCTGGGGCATCGAAGCAGATGAGCGTAGACGTAAACGAGCTATGAGTGCCGAGCCGTTAAAAGACTCGTATTCATTAAGTATACCTCCAGGACGTAGCACAGCACACATTAAAAGTCTTGGACAAGATAATGGAATTGCTACACTGTCTCCGGCTAAAGTATATACCGGCACCAAAGTAAAAGGCATAGCGACCATGCATAAAAGCAATGCAGTGCCAGTGTTCAGCGACGAAGAGGCTATAGATATTTCAAAAATGCGTAGATAACTGGCTAACTACTAGTTATAACTAATTAACCCAATCAAGTAAAGGAGAAATAATGAAAAATTTCATAAAAATCTTACTTGTATTGATAGGTCTAGCAACAGCAGGATTTATTGGATACAAAGCGATCATGTATAAACTTGATCCAGATAAGCAATTGGTAAAAGGTGCAACCGCCATCACAGCAGAAGTAAGGAACAAGCAGTTAGATTGCCTTGCTAAAAATATTTATTATGAAGCTGGCGGTGAACCTTTTGAAGGCAAAGTAGCAGTGGCACAGGTTACTATCAACAGAGCAGAAAGCGGCCAGTTCCCAAATGATATCTGCAAGGTAGTTTACCAAAAGAACATAGTCTACGAAAAGGTGCTTTGCCAATTTAGTTGGTATTGTGAAAATGCCAGTGCAATGAAACCAAAAAATGCAGCCATGTTTAGAGAA